ATCGATTTGTCTACGAGAGCACCCACGTGACAACCTTTATCTGGACAGTAAACGCTTTTCCGTTTAAGGAATTCAAACTGTTCTAGATCAAGGAAATCACACAACTCACTCTCTTTGTCAGGCATAGTATATGTTTGACCATACTTCTCCAAAAACTTTGATATTGTTTTAATAGAAAATCCATCTATCAAACGAGAGACGGAACCAATATTGTCGTCGCCATATGTCATCAATTTCACACAATTACGAAATGACAAAGTATCGCTCTCTTCTACTAACTCACGGAAAGCTACACGCAAGTTCAAACTACCACAAATACCATTGATGATGACAGTTAAAGAATTACCTGAAATGTGGGACCCCTCTGTGAGCCCAATCAGATCTCCATTGAAGTTAATATAGGAATAGACAATATCGCCTGCCATAGCATGCATAACACTGATGTCTTCTTCACTATAATTACACTCTTTGGCAAGATCTATCAAGACTCTTAGAGCAGCGAAAATGAGTTGTGATGACAATTTCTGATCATACTTCCCATAGTCTCCACCAAGAATTCGGTCCACACCAAATGTTGTTGTATGCGAATAAAAGGAATCCCACTCAGGTCCATGACTATTGATACCAACAGCACACTCAGAAACAAGTGGATTCATTTGTAACACACGCAGCAAAGGTAGATAATACTTTCTGATCAAAAAGGTCAAAGCCACGGGATTGCTAAAGAAAATACGGCACTTTTCTTTGGAGAGAATTTCATCCTTCTTACAAGCCTTGGCTATAGTGTATGCTCGTTCACCGCGTTTGTAACACGATTCACATCGCTCAATCTCCATATTCACCTCAGGAACAAACTCACGTAGATTTGGATGTTCTTCAGTTGGGTCGAGCTCTACAACATATCTCCTCTTCACTCCAGTCAGAGGAAAACCCATCGATGTATCAAGTTTTATAGGATCCATGAATTTGACTCCACGGATACCACATATAGTATCATGATAAGACAATGGGGATGCATTACACCACAGTGGTGAAGCAAATATAGGAATGAGATCACGCTTGTAATCATTGATAGCCCATGCCAAAGATGTGTAATCGAAAGGCTTAGCAGGATTTGCCATATTTGCCAAACAAGCTTGCCATCCGTACCACTCAGGCTTCATCTTTGGACCGCAATAAACATTTGGTTCACCAGTCACTGTGGTGACCGCATCACTAATGGGAGTGACTCGGGCATCCGTGTGTGATGAAACGCAATTGTCACAGGTACCATAATACTCAATCTGAGAATCATTAAGCATATACCTCAATGGACTCTTAGTGTGTAAACCTTCATTCTCACGCAAGAGAG